AAATTTATCCAGAGTATCTAGACGAGCCTGATGTTAACAGACGTGCGGTTGCTGACCCAGATAACCCACATGACATTGAGAAAGCAAAAGAAGATGGTCAGTCTAAGAGTATAGCTCGAGCGCATGGCGGTCCAAGTTGGGACGAACCATTAATTAAGTCAAGAGCAATTTATCCATTTAATCATGTGTATGAGTCAGAAGCTGGACATATGGTTGAGTTTGATGACACGCTTGGGGCTGAGCGCATTCAAGAATATCATGTTGCTGGTACGTTTTATGAGATTGATGAGAACGGCAACAAAGTAACACGTGTTGTTGGTGATGATTATGACATTACCATTAAAGATAAGAACGTATATGTTAAAGGAAACTGTAACATTACTGTTGATGGTAACGCAAGTACATATGTAAAAGGTAACTGGGATATGCAGGTTGACGGCAATCTAGTTCAACATATTAAAGGTAATGTTACAACCAAAGTTGATGGAAGAATGGATACTAATGTCGCTGGCGAAATAGCACGTGTATCGGGCAATCATATTGTTGATAATGCACCTAAGATCGATCTTAATCCTCCAGGTGGTGCGCCTTCTGTTTCTATTTCTCCATCATCAGTTGCTTCTTCTTCTGAACAATCAATCCAAAACGCAAAAGAAACAGCAACGTCACTTGGTAGCGACCCAACGTTGGTCGCTGGCTTAACAGCAGAAGAGAGAGCGCAGTTAGCGAGATTACAAGCAGATGGCTGATGATTTAACCAAACTCAAAGAAGCACTTGCCCTTCTTGCTGCTCAAGAAGCTGCCACGGAAGTTGTTGTTGAAACACCAACGATAGCAACTACAACAGCACAGCAACCAAAAATAGATTATGCTGTTGCTCTTAAATCTTTGGGTATTAATACTGCTGCTGATATTGTTCCGAGGTCAGAGTATGAGCAGTTTGTTTCAAACACAGATATTAAAATAATTAACCTTCATGCTAGAATAGACGATCTAATAGGAAAACTTGATCAGACATATATTGGAACAGAGTATTTCTATCATTCTCTTGCGAATACAAATTCAGCGGTAGCAAATCTACAGTTACAAATTAATGATAGACTACAGGTTGCTAACGCAGTAACAGAACATACAGATTTAGTTTCTAATACAACATTCCAGTTATTTGTAGCGAACACCAATCAATATATTGAAACTACAGCTGCTTCTGCAGGAGAAGTTTCAAACGCATATCTACAAGCAACCTTCGCGCAAAATACTGCCGTACAATTATCTCTAGCCAACACTAACCTCGCTATTGCTGACAGAATGCAGGTTGCTAATGTTATCACATTAGTTGCCGATCGTATGCAGGTAGCGAATGTCAATAGCATTAATACAACTTTGACTGCTGCTATTGATGATAGAATGCAAGTAGCAAATACATTGACGCTTGTTAACGACCGCATGCAAGTTGCTAACGTCAATACATTAGTTGCTGATCGTATGCAGGTTGCTAATACTCTTTCTCTAGTTAACGATAGAATGCAAGTAGCAAATACTCTGTCGTTGGTTAACGATAGAATGCAAGTAGCAAATGTTCAAAGCGAAATTTCTACAGCTATCGGAAACTTAGTTGATAGTGCTCCAGCAGCACTCGATACATTAAATGAATTGGCAGCTGCGTTGGGTGATGATGCAAACTTTGCGACAACTGTTGTTACATCACTTGCCACGAAAGCATCTAACTCTGTCTTCCAAGCTGCATTAGCAAATACCAACGCGTGGATTAATAGTAACCTTGCTAACACAAACTTAGCAATTGCTGACCGTATGCAAGTTGCTAATGTTAATAGTCTAGTTGCTGACAGAATGCAGGTGGCTAACGTTGAAGCGTATCTCGCTAATACCAACGCTTGGATTAATAGTAATCTCGCTAACACTAATGCTTGGCTAACTGCTTCTAATAACGCAATTGCTGACCGTATGCAAGTTGCTAACGTTTCTCTCCTTGTTTCTGACAGAATGCAGGTAGCAAATGTTGAAGCATATCTTGCTAACACTAATGCTTGGCTAACTGCTTCTAATAACGCAATTGCTGATAGAATGCAAGTTGCCAACACTTTATCTTTAGTCAACGACCGCATGCAAGTTGCTAATGTTGAAGCGTATCTTGCTAACACCAACCTTGCTATTGCTGATAGAATCCAAGTGGCTAACGCTAATCTTCTTGTTGCTGATCGTATGCAAGTAGCTAATACTCTGTCGTTGGTTAATGATAGAATGCAGGTAGCGAACGTTGTAACAATCAACACCACATTAACAACTGCTATTGAAGATAAAATGCAAGTAGCGAATACATTGACACTTGTTAACGACCGTATGCAAGTAGCAAACGTTGTATCATACACTGCTAAGTATCTAGAGGTTGCTAATGTTGAAACAGTTAGCACTGGTCATTTAGCAACATGGGAAGCTCTGACGTCAACAAACACTGCTATTCGTGCGCAATTTGCTAATACATTATCTGTTGCTAACGCACAATCTTATTTTGCTAATACTAACTCTTGGTTAACTGCTGTTAATACTGCTATTGATGATCGTATGCAGGTTGCTAACACATTAACTTTAGTCAACGATAGAATGCAGGTGGCTAACGTTGTATCATACACTGCTAAGTATCTTGAGGTTGCAAACTCAACAACAACAGATGTATCACACTTAGCAACTTGGTCTGCCCTTCTTAGCACAAATACAATAATACGTGCGCAGTTTGCTAATACTATGTCTGTATCAAACACATACAGTTTAGTTAATGATAGAATGCAGGTAGCAAATGTTAACACATTAGTTGCGGATAGAATGCAAGTAGCAAATACTCTTTCTCTAGTTAACGATAGAATGCAGGTAGCTAACGTTGTATCATACACTGCTAAGTATCTAGAGGTTGCTAACGTAACTTCAACAGATACATCAGGATTGGCTACATGGGATGCTCTTACAGCAACTAACACTGCTATTCGTACACTTGTTTCTGATCGTATGCAAGTAGCGAACACATTAACACTAGTCAACGATAGAATGCAGGTGGCTAATGTTAATACGCTAGTTGCTGATCGCATGCAAGTTGCTAATACTATCACGCTTGCTAATAGATATCTAGAGGTTGCTAATGCTGACTTCTTTAGTGGTGATTACAACGACTTGACTAATCAACCAACATTGTTTAGTGGAAACTATAATGATCTAACTAATAAACCTGACTTGTCAGTGTATGTTTCTACCACAACGTTTAACGCATACGTTGCTAACACTAACGCATGGCTTACAGCAACTAACAATGCTATCAGCGGTCTTGGTGGCAGCGGCGGCAGCGTGGATTCTAACACTGTTCTTGATCTTGTTGATTCTCGCTTGCTTGGATGGACGCTTGGCGATGTCATTGGTTCGGACGGACAGCAGGGTCAGATATTGTTAAGTTACGGTGACGGAACTGCTTACTGGGCAAATAACGCATAATGGCTGTTACTACAATACCAGAATCAATGGACCTGAATAATAAAACTGATTGGCACGTCATAAGGAACACGCAGTTTAGTCATAGATGGCCAATTAAACTTACTGGCGGTGGTACTGTTATTGCTAATGTTATTTTATTAAATCCCGAAGATCTAGATCCAGGCGTGTCATTTGTTAGTGGCGGAGCTTATAGTGGATTATCTGGCAAGTACACCAATCAGTTTGAAGATAAATTTTATGTTATTGATAAGGGAAGCGCAACTAACTTAGATGATGATTATAACTTTGATCCGTTATCAGATAGCCACGTTGCTCCAACTGTTGTAACTGGAACTGGATTAGTGCCTCCAAATAAAGATATAGTTGCAATAAAAAACGATCAAACAGCATATGTAACAAAACAATATAATCTTCTGGTTCAATACAGAACTGGTGGATCTGAAGAACTATCGCAAGAAACAATAACAGTAGAACAAATAGTATATAATGATTTTAATGTGCTTATAAATTGGATAAAGGAATATCAAATTGCTTAGTGGAAATTTTGTTGTTATGATAGATGGAAAATTACAGACGTTTGGTGCATACGAAGACGTACCAAACTCTTTTGAGCACATAATTAAAGCTGAATTTGATTATCCTGAAGGTCCACATACTGATGAACAACATGAATGGTTGGATAATTTAGGATATTATTTTAATAATTTAAAAGAAAGGGAGACAAAGTAATGCCCGCAGTAACAAGAATTGGAGATGCTGACGTTCCTCATTGCTCAGGTATGGTAAGAGCAGCTGGATCTGGAAACGTATTTGCTAATGGTATTCCTGTCTCTAGACAAGGAGATAACAACACTGGTCATTTACTTCCAGGTTCACCTTGTCCTGGACACGCAACACCTATCTCAGCTGGATCGAGTACAGTATATGTTAATGGAAAACAATGTGGGCGTGTTGGCGATCCTACTTGTACGCAAGTTGCTGCTGGCTCACCTGACGTTTTCGCAGGCGGCTAAATAGGAAGTTAATAAAAGTTAATTCTACCGTTCCTTAAAGGCGGCAAATTGATTATAATGGTATTGACGTAATTCGTCAAGGAGTTTTTTTATGATTATTCATGATTCTTTAGTAAATTTATTTGAAACATACGCATCTGAAAGCGAAAAGTTTGAAAGTGGTAACAAATCAGCAGGCACTAGAGCAAGAAAAGCTCTTAGTGAGATTTCTAAGTTATGTAAAGAACGTAGAGTAGAAATTCAAAATATTAAAAACGAGCAATAAATAAGAAATGGCACAACCTAAGAAAGATATCTTTAGCGATTTAGATCTGGCGTTTATCCCGCACCCAGAAACAAGTCAGGTTGTGCGCAAGAAAAACAGAGAAGCAGTTAAGCAATCTGTTAAAGCTCTTATTATGACAAACTATTATGAGCGTCCATTTAAATCTGATATTGGATGCTCTCTTCGTCATCATTTGTTTGAGTTGTTTACTCCTGCTACAAAGCAGAATATGGAAAGAGCAATTCGTGAAGTGATTAATAACTATGAACCGAGAGCAGAGATCATTGACGTTATTGTTGAAGATTATCCTGATAAAAATGCTCTTACAGCATCACTCGCATTCATGATTAAGAACGATCCGACACCAGTTGTTCTTGACCTTATTCTAGAAAGAGTACGATAATGGCAGCTAATACCTATCTACAAGCAACAGAACTAGACTTTAATGAGATTAGAGATAATCTTAAAAGTTATCTAAAGTCACAGGAAAGTATTAAGGACTTCGACTACGAAGGTTCTGTAATGGCAGTTCTACTTGACTTGCTTGCATATAACACACACTATAATTCTTATTACGTTAATATGCTTGCTAACGAAATGTTCTT